CGGCAGCGTCAGCTCAGCGCCCCGGGCCTCGTCTACAAATGTCATTCTGCGGATCATGCGTGCACCCCTGCCTGCAGCTTGCGCTCAAAGGCGTCGGCCATGGCCGCCGCCATTTCCTCGATGGTCACGCCAGCGCCGAAGCTGTTGCCGGTGATCGTGATCTCAATAGGGGCGCGGCTTGCGTCCCGCTCCCGGGCCTGGGCGGCGGTGAGCACCCGCTCCCCCTCGTGGAGGATGGCGGCATAGCCGTCGTAAGGCACCCGATCCAGGCCGTAGGCGTTGCTGTGATAGGGCTCCCATGGACTGCCATAGGGCAGATCCTCGGCTGTCAGCGTGGGAAATACCTGTTCGTACAAAGCGGCGGCAAGCCCTTTTCCATATGCCTGTCCGCGCTGGTAGCCCGCGTCATAATAGGCCGTGTCGAGCGCCGTGTCATTGCGGACGTTTGCAATAAGGCCCAGCTCCGATTCCTTCATGAGTCGGGCGCCCTCTGAGGTGTTGTACTCGTTGTGTGCGATCACCATTGCCTCGGCCAGCAACATGCCCTGCTTGTAGGCGGCCTCCTCGTTCCCCGCGTCGGCCCCGGCGGTGAGCTGGAGGTATTCCCGGTGCATGTCCTCCAGCCGCGCTCTCTGGCTGCTCAACTGGAAGTTTGGGGAGATATTCCCCAGCATCACGGCGTCTCTGGCGTCCAGCTCCAGTTCGTCATAAAGGTTGTCCATATAGGCCTGGAAACGGCCCATGGCGGCCCGGGCCGTTTTTTCCAGCGCCCCGAGCTCGCCGGATTTGCGTTCGATGCTTTTGGCATATCCCTCTGCGCGCGTGTCGTTGTATGCCTGCCCGGCGGCGGCCTCGATATCCGCGTCGTAGGAGCTCAAAATGCCGGAGGTCCCGGCGTAGGTGTTCATCAGGGCCGATGACGCCCCGGCGAATCGCTCGCCCATATAGTCGTAAATTGCCTGGATGCCCCTGTCCACGTCCAGGCTGCTCAGGCTGCCCGCCACATCGGAGGTTTCGATGCCGAACGCTTCCGCAAGGGCCTCGTAGACGTTGATCCCCTTTTTGGAAAGAGATCGCACGACGCGGGAATCCAGCGTCCCGGCCAGTTGAGCGCTCTCCAGAAGAGACACGATGCTGCTCACGTCGCTGGAGGAAAGATTCAGCGCCGCTGCCGCCTCACCCAGATCGTCCAGCCGTTCGAGTGTCTCCCGCGCCGTCAGACCGAGCCCCAGCATATCGCGGCTCAGCTCCATGGCGGCGTCGTAGCTGAACGGCGGCGTCCGTCCGATTTCGATCAGGCTTTTCTGGAAATTTTCCGCTGCTGCCCAGCCGCCCAGCAGCGTCGTAAGGCCGCGCAGATCGCTTTCCCGCTGGCTCGCCAGCGTGGAACCGGAGTTTATGAGCGTCTTGTTGGCCTCCAGCGCCGCCTCGGCCTCTTCCTGATAATAGCTTTTGAACGCGCTGTCGTGGGCGCTAAACATAGATGTAGCTGCGGACAGAACACCGGCTCCGGCGCCGAACGCGGCCCCCAGCCCCATCCCGATTCCGGGAACGATGGACCCCATGGCCATACCCGTAACAACGCCGGAGGCTATACTGTTCACAGCATCGGCAATAGGCTGCCCGACCAGACTTTCCACCCCGGCGCGGCCCAGACCGGTTGCTGCATCCCCTATCATTTTCGTCAGCCCGGCTTTTTTCAGCGAGCCCAGAACGCCGCCCTCCATTGCGTTTTCCTGCTTGTTCAGCGTTGCGGCATATTCTCTGGCGCTCTTATTGAGCGCGTCGTACTGCTTTCCGTTCTCGGCAAGAGCGCGTTTTGTCATGGCAAGCTCTGCCTGTAGGCGGGTCTGCTCCTCGATGGCGTCGTCCAGGGCGCCCTTGCTGGCCTCATTCTTCAGCTCGCGGTATGCCTTTTCGGCGTCTTTGGTTTTGAGGTTGGTTTCGGCCAAAGCCTTTTTCAGGTCCGCAGCTTTTTTCACGAGATTGTCATGGGCTGTGGAGTTCGTCTGCATCCCCTGCGTGAGATCGTCAAACGTCTTATCAAAGGCCTTGGTATTTAGGGCCAGTGCCTTGAGGCCAGGACTGAGCTGATCATGCAGGGTCATGACGATTCCGATTTCTTCGGACGTGGAAATCACCTCCATTGACATAGAGCGCAAAAAATGGTAGTATGGTTAAAAAGCGAGGTTAGGAGGTACCGACATGTTTGAATTTTTTATACATGCTTGCATCATTTTCGGCATTATCTTCATGCTCGTCTTTCAACTGAATGTCCTAGCCTTTCTTGCCGGCTGCCTTGAGTTTGTAATCATTTACAATCGTCGCAGGATTTTCTAGTGATCCTCCGTCGCCGCCTCCATCCGGAGGCGGCTTATTTTTTGCTCATTTCCGCCTCATGGAGGGCCAGCGCCCAGGTCAGATCCCGTCCGCCGGCAGACATGCCGTAATACTGTTCCGGCGTCCAGTGGTGCCGATGGAACAGGTAATAGACGAGATCCAGCTCCCCGTCGCCGCCCTCCGCTAGGCGTTTTTTATTTCGTCGATGGTCGCCCGCCGGTAGCCGCAGAGCCTTTCCACGGCCCGGGAGAGATCCTCGATCTCCCCGGGAAGCAGCATGGCCTTGACGGTCTCGGCCGGCGTCACGCCGCCGAAGCGCTCCTGCAGCGCGCTGTCCCGGAGATTGGGCTCCACACAGCCGGCCAGGAGGATATGGATGTCCACGTCGTCGCTACCGGACTCCCGCAGGCTCTGGACCTTGCCGTAGGGCAGCGCACGCAGTGTGAAAATCACATCAGCGCCGGCCAGTTCGCTCAGGCGCTGCACCCGGTACCGGGCGGTGGGCAGCTCATTCTGCACGTTGGGGATCTCCGGCCGGAGCAGCAGGCGGAGAATGTCCTTTGTGTCCTCCATTACTGCACCTCAATGGCATCCAGCAGCTCGTAGCGGCTGAAGGTGAAGGGGACGGTGATACTGCCCACGGTGGCAGCCTGCCAGTCGGCCAGAGTGAGATCGTCGAAGCTGACGTTGTGGAAGGCTACGCGCTCGGCGCCGTAGCTGTCCGGATCGTCCAACTTGCTGACGATGGTGAAGCGGCGGTCCACGCCATCCTGCACGTCGGCGCACTTGAGGATGAAGCCGCTGTCCACCTTGTAGAGCGTCAGACTGCCGGTGCCGGTGCCGGAGGTGGCCTTGCTGTCGGACATGAACTGGCCGCAGAGGTTGATGGTCTCCTTGGTCTTGTTCACCTTGCCCTGGCAGGCGGTGCACTCGGCGATCTTTTCGCCGTCCAGCCAGATAGAGCCGTGGGTACCGTTGATAACCCGCTTGGCGCTGTCAATCGTTCTTGCCATTTTTACGCCTCCTTACAGATTGGTGAAGGTGCCCTGGAAGTCTTCCATGGCGTCCACCAGACGGCCGCCGTAGGCCAGGAACACGTAAGAGCCCGTCTGATAGGTCCGGATCTGCTGCTCTGTCATGGTCGAGGTGTCCACGCCCTGCGCCTGCATCCAGGCCAGCTGTGCGTTGTAGTCCACCTGGGCGTAGCTCTCGCCGGGAGAGAGCACGCCGGCCTTCTCCAGCTCCGTGAAGTAATCGCTGACGGCCGCCACCAGCAGCTGCTTGTTGTCGTAGAGGTTGGGATACCGGCCCATATAGTCGTTCTCTATGGTGGTGCGCAGGAAGTAGGTGATGAGATCCATGCCCTCCACGATCTTGATCTTGCTCCAGTCCTCCTTCCCCTCGCTGGGGATGGTCACCAGGCTGTTGACACCCCGGGCGATCTTGGCCTGGAGCCCGTCGTGGATCAGGATCAGCTTGCCGTTGCTGATGGCGGTATTCTGCTGCGCGGTGGTGCGCTCCGTCACGGCGGTGATCTCCGGCAGGGCCGCGTAGGTGCTGCTCTCGCCCATGGGGATGCCGGCCAGGATGCCGGCCAGGCGGAAGCAGAGCGCGCCGGCGGAAACGGCCGTGTCGCCGCTGTACGCGCCGGTTTCCTCCACGTCGATGATGCCCATGTCGTCGCTGCCGCTGCTGCCCACGGGCCGCACCAGCTTCACGGTGCGGTAAGCCGCGCGCTGGGCCTTCACCCAGGCCGCGATGGCCGTCAGCTCGCCGGCGTCGGCGTCCGCCGGACCGGCCAGATAGTCGATGCTGTGCCCTGCCAGCAGGCTAAGCCCGTCGGCCAGCGCCGTGTTCTCCCCGCTGGCGGAGGAGATCACCAGCGCGATCACCTGGCTGGGCATCCCCCGGTCGGAGCCGGTGAATACGCTCTCGATCAGCGCCTGGTTTGCCGCCCCCAGGGTGGAAGGGATCTGTGCGGCAGTGCGCAGGACGTGGACGCCCAGAGCGGCGGTGTCCCGCACGATCACAGCCGCGACGCCGCGCTTGGTGCGGTTGGCCACGGTCTTGGCCGCCGCCTTGAAGGCCAGGGTCAGTGCGGGAAGTCCGATATTCGTTGCCATGGAAAATCAGTCCTTTCTGATTTCAAAATTTTGCATTGTGGGGATGTCTGCGGTCTGGGCGGGATCCTCCGGATCCACATAGCCGGGCCGGGCATCCACCCACTCAAAGGTCAGGAGGATCTCCGCATAGTCCGGCGTGGTGGCGCCGCGCTGTGCGCGGAGGCCGATGCTGCGGCCGCCGACAGCGACGCAGCCAGGCCCAAGGAGATCCAGGATTACCCGCTGCCGGCGGTTCAGCTCCAGGCGGTCGCTGTCATAGTATTCGTTCACGGCAGTGAAGACCGTGATCCCCAGGACGACTGTCCGCCGCACCAGACCGATGTTCGCGTCCGCCACGGTCTCCTCCCGGAGCTCGATGGCCGAGGCCGGCCGCTCAAAATCCTTGGGCAGGTAATCCGTGTAGACCTTTTCTCCCGCAAAGGCGGCCTCGATTGCCGCCTTTACAGTCTCCAGAATGTCGTTTGCGCGCATAGATTAGCCTCCGACGATCTTCTTCAGCAAGGCCTCGGCCGCAGCCAGTGCGTGCTGCTGCGCCCGGAGCTTGGTCCAGGAATAGAACATCCGACCGGGCACATACCAGCTGCCGCCCTGGCCGATCCGGGATTTCCCGGACCGGTTCCAGACCATGGACCGGCCGCCGGGCAACCGCACCCCGTGGCCCTTCTCCAGGAACCTGGTCACCTGGCGGCGGGAGAGCACTTTTCCGCGCCAGGTCCGGCCGCTGGCGGTGCCCTTGCCGGGCGCCACAGCGGCGTAACCGCCCCGGGAGCCGGTCACGAAATCCTGCCAGGAGATTACGGCGGCTTTGGCGTCCGTCCGGAGATCTGCGCTGCGAATGTTGGCGTCCAGATCCCGCTTGACCGTCTCGCCCATAGTGCGGACGGCGTCGCGCCGCGCGTCCGGGAATTTCTCGAAGGCGTTCTCCCATTTGCGGATAAATCGCTCCAGATCCCGCTTGTCCGCTCTTGCCAGTCCGCCCATTACAGATCCCGCCTCCTGACGATCTCATACTGGTTTTTGAACTCGTCCAGCTCGTGTGGCACGGTGATCTCCCAGGCGGCGCCCCGGGCCTCTACCAGGCAGCCGGGCTGCAGATGGATGGCCTTGGGCGTCACCAGCAGCAGACTCAGCTCGTTGACGGACTGGGGCCATTCCTGGGCGTGCCGGGCGTATTTCTCCGTGAGCACTCCCGGGAATCGGGCCGCGGGAATGCTCGGCGTGGCCCGCAGCGTGACCGTGTCCACCGTCACCGCCGCCGCTGTGACGGCGATGTGCGTCCGGTCATAGTCCGTAATGGCTGTCAGCAACAGATGCTGACCCTTATAGCGCAGCGCGCAGTGCAGGTCGAGCCTTTGCGGCCGGAGGAGCAGTTCCACCCGGCGGGCGCCCATGCCGAACTCAGAGAAGACACTGCGTCCCTCTGTGTACGTGAGCCGGGCGGGCGTTTTGCGCACGGCCGACCAGGAGAAGCAGTTTTCCGTGGTCTCCGTAAGCTGCAGCACCTCCACCCGCCGATTCAGCGTACCGGCGTCCACAATGGCGTACATCCGGTCACCTCCGTCAGCTTGAGCTGATTGATCATCCGCCGCAGCGTCCGGTTTTCCTCCACGGCCGCCGCCGGCTCCTTCAGATCACGGTGCTCATACATATCCAGCACCATGGCGTCCACCACCAGATCGATCCTGGCCTGGCGGGTTTTGTCGGTGTCCGAATCGGACACCCCGCTGTCGGCCAGATATCCGACAGCCGCGTGAAAAAACCGCTCCAGCAGGGCCAGATCTGCGGGGTTTTGGGGGTCATCCGGCCGGACATAGCTGACCAGAGCCGCCAGGCGTGTCTCGCTCAGCTCAGCCATGGATTACGCGGACGCCGGCAGAGTGGCCACGACGAAGCCCTTGTCCTCCACCAGGTTGCCGCCGACCATGGCGTCGCCTAGGATGGTGTAGAGCCGCTGATCCGCCTTGCAGCTCTCGTCCACCCGGATGGAGAAGCCGCCGAAGAGACCCAGCAGATAATTGGCGGGATCCCCGAACACCATGGTCTGGATGGCCGCCGCGCCCGCAGTGGACGCGGAGAGGGCGGTGAGGGCGGAGCCGATGGCATAGGGCACGATCAGGCCGCCGTCGGTGATGGTACCGACATTGGGATTGCCGCCGGTGGGCGCGATGTCCAGCAGGCGGCGCTTCTCGTTGGTGCCCCGGAGCTTGCCCAGGGCCTTCAGGTCCGCCTTGTTGAGGTACAGACGGGCCAGGCCGCCCAGTTCCTCGTCGCCGCCGTAGGCGAACACCAGCTCCGTCAGGGTGTCCGCATCGATGGCGGAGATGTTCACGCTGTCAAAGATGTTCTCGCCGTCGGTGTTCTTGGCGGTCTTGATGCCGTACATGGTGGGTGTGGCGCCGCCGTCGCCGTTGTAGATCAGCTCGATGGCCTTCTTCCTCAGGGCTCGCAGCGCCATGCTCTGCACCTTGGCAAAGTAGGCCGCGGGGCTCAGACGGCTGATATTGCGATCCACATAGCTGGTCACGTTGAGCTCGTAAGGGTTGATCCGCGCCTTGCGGAAGGTGGGGTCGCTGGCGGTGCGGGTCGTGCCGGCGGCGGTCGCCACAGCCTGGGCATATGCCGCCAGCTCGGTTTTGACGTAGGGCTCCTCCCAGCCGGTCAGGCCGGTGAGGTCCATGGTGGAGACCTGATTCAGGATGGCGCTCTGGGCGCTGTCGGCGCCGCGGATCTCGGTGCCGGCACCCACGGGAGCCACCAGGCTGCCAGTGGCCAGAGTGGTGGAATCCTGGATCTGCCCACGGAAGGCTGCCCGGATGTCGTCGGCGGTCAGCTCCACGGCGTCGCCGGCCCGCAGGGCGGCGGCCCGGGCCTCTGCCCGCTCCAGAGCCTCGTTGGCGCTGGGCGCGGGCGCCGCAAACCGGTTGTCCTCTCGGATCAGGGTCTGCACCTGCTCGATCTGGGCGTTGATGTTGGTCACCTTCTCC